TAAATTCATTTTCCCTAGCTTTTGTTAGCAATGTTTTAGCAGCTTCTCCGGCTCTTTTAGGGTTGGGATCGCCTAAATTAGTTAATGATGTAGCGGTTTGGTTAATTTCATCAATTTGGTTTTTGGCTTGGTTAAAAAAAGTTATGTTTGCATCGCCAAGAGGTTGAGTTTTTAATAACTGTTCTGCTTGTGCTAATTTGTCAACTCTCGTAAGTTGTGCCGTAGTCATTTGAGTAATTGGCAACCCTATTTCTGCGCCGGTTGCTTTTTCTACAGCAGCTCTATTTAATTCTCTACGAGTAACAAGTTTACTTAATTCCTCACCTACTAATGCTTGAGCGCCTTGTACTGTCTCTGGCCCGATTAAACGAGTCAAAGCACCTACGCCATAACGAGCTATGGGAGAAGTTGCTTTCAATGCCGTTTCAAGCCCTGCACCAATAGCAGCTTCTTGCGTAGCTTGGCTAACTCTGCTTTGAGTTGGAGTAGCTCCTAGTAAATAATCAAGCCCCGATTGAATAGGCACATCGGCATAAGAACCTAATGCGCCGCCAAGTATACCGCCAACTGGCCCGCCTAAAACTGTTCCAGCAGTACCACCAACAATGCTTCCAACTATAGATGCTCCTTCTTCTGGTATAACCCGTAAATTTTCTACAATTCCTTTAGGAGTCCAGTTTTGTGCATACTCTTCAGGCGTAAGTCCACTAATAGAAGTAGGAGGAGTATCTGCAAGTTGTTGCATACGCTCCCACCATGATAATTTTGGTGCAGGAGTAGCAATAGGCGTAACAGTAGGTGTAACCGTAGGAGTTATGGGCAATCCTAATGCATCTTCTAATTCAGCTAATGAATCAGCCATTACTGCCTCGCCGCTTTAACTAATGCCGCTGCCGCTGCTCTTTCGTCACCACTCATCTTAACTTTCCAATCAGCGCCATATTTAGATTTTAATTGATTTACAAACAAATCTGCGGCACTAGATTGACCGCTATTTTCACCTTGATACATGCGAGGTTGCATTAATACTTGAGTATTTGATTGAGCCGCTTGGCGCATCATATTAACTAAATCTGTTGGCTTTTGTGTTTGCGTCGCATATTTATCTGCTGCAAAGTTTAAAGTATCGTTGGCTAATCTTTCTAAAATGCTAGCAGCTTCTTGTGGCCCTACTGTTAAATCACCCAAAGCAATTTTTTCCAGCTTTTCATCCTCTGCGCCACGAGTTGCCATACCTGAACGCATTCTAGTCAGGCGATCTGCTATATCAATAGTTCGACTTTTTAGTTGCTCGTCGCCAAATGCTGACATTGATTTAATAGCTCTATATTCTGGGTATGAAGATATCTTACGAATATCTCCCGCTAAAGTTTTTGCTAAATTTCCAAAAGCTATGGCGCTAGCTGCATCATCTTTAACTTTGGCCGTAACATTAGGATATTCTGTATCCATTTGTTTGCGTAATTTAGTTCGCTCAATAATCCCCTGGTTATATTCAGCCATGCGCTCTCGGCTCATGCGATCTTTTTCTTGTAATAAATCTTTTTGCATTTGTTGTGCGATAGTTGCTTTTGCATTTAGCAACGCAGTATCAGCATCATCGCCTTCTTTTATGTTTTGTATGCGTATATCGTTTAATAACTGCTCTTTTTGTCCAGCAGCTTCAACGCCTACTTGAGCTTTGTATTGAGCAAGTTCTTTGTCGTATTGCGTTTGTATTTTTGTTTGCTCAGATTTCCACTCTCGCTGCTTTTCCTCGCTACCTGCTTTTGCCTCTAACGCCATTGCAGATCGCTTATCAGCATTTGCATCTCGCATGGTTTGTAAACCAATTGCCCCTTGCTGTCGTAAAGTTTCTAAATTTCGTGCTTCACTTCCGCGAGTTAAAGCAGTTGCTATAGCTCCTTCATTTCTTAATCGTGCCAATTCCAGTCGTGTTTCTGGGCTAATGCTGCTTCGTGCGGCAGCTTCTTCTCTAATTTTAGTAAGTTCAAACTCTCTAGCTTGTTGTCCTTCTGGCGTATTAAAATAATCAGCCATAGCTTTTAATTTAGCTACTTCTTGACCGCCGCTTAATGCTAAGGCATTTTTTCTCGTTTGCTCTTGCGCTGTTAACGCCGTAGCTAACGTAGATAACCTAGACTGTTGTGTAGTATCGCCCACGGTGCCGATAAAGTCGGTACGAGCTTGAGGTGTTTCCATGCTCATCATCTGGTTAGCTAGCGTATTAGCCTGCAGTGTATCCTGTGCTGCATGAGAACGAGCCTGATAGCCTAACAACGACTGAAGCAGAATCGAGCCTAGTCCGATACCAATAGCTTTGCCAGTTGAAGCATACGGGCTTATAAGTTGTGGAGTAAGCTGGTTAATGCTAGTTTGAGCCATGCCATACGGATTCTCTTGCTGCTGATAATTTAAGCCAGATAATGCGTCAACTAATCCATCGGCCATGATTACTTAGTCCTTGTTATTACATTACCAACTGCGCCAACTGCTGATGCAATTCCAGTTCCTATAGGGTTAGGTTTTGGCGTATTACCAAAGGCCAATCCAGGCACTTGGCGATCATAAAAAGTATCTTCTGAACTTACTTGACTGCCACCGCCGCCACCGCTACGGCTCATTTGAGCAATCTTTTCCGCACTGGCTCTATCGCCTCGACGTATAGCTTCATCAAAGGCACGCTGTAGTTGGTTTTCTTGGCCAACGTATTGTGCTTGAACGCCAGCTTGATATGGCTGTTGTATCTGAGAATACTGCTCATAAGGTGCCATTGCAGTAGTGTAAGCTTGCTTAAACCCTTGCTCTTGTACGTTATAAGAAGCAGCTTCAGCGGCACTCATAGCCTCTTGTCTAGCTCTATCTTGCCTATCCGTTAACATTTGCAGTTCTCGTTGATATTGCTGGCTTCCTGGAGCATTTCCTCTATTAGCCATTTGAGTTTCAAAATCTTGACGCTCTTGAGCAAAAGCTTGGCCAGTTCGTCTATCAAATTGACCTAGAATATTTTGCCTAGCCTGTTCCATATTCTGTTGGAATCCTGGCTGATATTGCTGTTGCATTTGATACGGATCAAACTGTTGAAATCTGTTGGAAATATTTTCGTAAGCTTCAGCTCCCTGTTGAAACCCTTCTGCAACTTGCTGTTCACGAGTTGGCCCTTCTGCTGCAACTGGAGCTGCGCCAGCACCTCGTTTGTTCATCCATTCGTTAGCTTTAGCGGCACCTTGTCTCTTTCTAATATCTGCATAACGCTTTTGATCCTCAGGATTTAAAGCATCATATTTAGCCTTATTCTCAGGCCGTGTAGGAACATAACTTGTAGCTCCCTGATTGGATGGATTTTTGCTTAATGCGCCTTTATTGCTTTTTATTGCCATAATTTATACCTGCCCGCCTACATCATACCGTAATTCAAAGCCCAACAATTGCAAAGTTGTATTTTTAATGCTTCCGCTAAATCGTATAGCACCACAATGCCCCTGCCCCTTAGTTGCATACCTATCAAAAATATAATCAACCTCTGACGACCACGGACTACCCCACGGACTCCCCCACGGTGTTGATATGCCACCTGGAATAGTAATATTTGTCATTGAGGCATTATTCTTAAAATCAGTGTCAATACCTAGCCCGATAGTAATCCCTCGTTTTGTTTTAAAGATAGGTCTAATATCTTTAAATACTTTGTAGTTTCCTCTAGCTCCAAAGAAGCTAAATGGCATACGTCCTGAAAAGTTAATTGCCTGACCAGTACTACCTGTGATTACTGCATCAGCTTGGCCAGTTTCGCCTTTATAAACTCTACCAGTTGTAGAAGCATAAAAAGGATGATCAAACGCAAAGCAAGACGAGTTCGCATCAGCCCCATCATATAATTTAAATGTAGTCCAGCCCTTAGTATCGTGAGAGTACACTAAGAAATAATTCTCTGAAGATGATGAAGGAATTGAGATATAAACACGTCTACCTGACGACCAGTTAAATCCCGACCAATCATGAGAGAAAGGAAATGTATTGGCTGCCTCTGAAATAATAGGATTAATAGCGCCGCTAATTGCATTAGTTACATTTATCGAGTCTAGCTCAAATAGAGACTTTACTGAGATAATGCCGTCCTGGGTAATTATCCAAACATCATTATCAACCTTTACAAAAGCACGATAGCCTAAAGGTTTGGCAATGTAATATTGCGCTACAAGCGACCAGTCAGACGGGCTAGTACCGCTATAGAAAACAACCTCACCTTCGGAGCTACAAGCGAAAAAGAGGTTTTGTGGGGTAGTAGCAGTTTGATTAGTGTAGGAACCGGCAAACAGTAAGTGCCCGCCTTTAGTCATAACATAAGCTATATCAATTATCTCATCGAGTTTAGGAGCGCCGCCTGTTCCTGGTACATCAACCGAAGCATGTACCCACACTGACATAGTGTTTTTCTGCACAAAATAAAGGCGTCTTTTCCAGGCTGAACAAGTAATTAAATTGCTTAATCCAGCAGTGCAAGTAAAGGTCACGTTTGCCGCATTTCCCGTACCTGTATAAACTTGAGGAACATCAGTGCCATTACAAAGATATAGGTTATTGGCAAATATCTCAGAGTTAAATTTACCGTCAGTATGAGGGGTAGCATTGGTAACTGTAGAAACAGAACCATCTGCTAACAGCCTGTAAAGATTTGTATCAGTTGCAGCAACAAGATGTTTAACGCCTGTCTTTAGTGGCAACTCTCGTATAAAATTAATAGCGCTACTTGGTATAGTAGTTCCGCTAGTATTAAATTGAGCGTATCCACCTCTAACCGTAGGCGCTCCAGCTCCAGGAAATACATTGACTAACGACAAAGCACGGTTAGGCTCTGTGTTATCAATCGGACTTACTAAGTCCAAACCCCCGTATGGTGGAGGCATTGTAAATCCTTGCATTGCCATAGTTATTTTTTTATTAACTGTTGAGATAGGTTGGCATTCATCTGCTGCATCTGCTGATTGTACTGCTGCATTGCTTGTTCACGAGTGCCATAAACACCAGGACTTAAACGGTATTGCCCTCCGTTGTTAGCGGATGGTTGAGGCATCTGCGGCATTGTCATCGGCTGGCCTAGTCCGTTTCGTATTTGACCAATATACGGCTGGAAAGATTCACGATTATTTGGGTCAAATTGTGGAGCAGATGCGCCAAAATTAGGCATCCCCCTAAAACTATCTGGAGCTACGCTACCTGGATCTACTGCAACATTTCCTGCTATTTGGCCTATACTTGCTCCTCCCCCATTGGCAATTCGATTGTTAAACTCATTTAATTGCTCTGGGGTAAACTGGTTTACACCAACTAAAGAAGTAGGCAAAATTCCCGAAGATTGTGCAGGAGAAGCTTGAGGCTGGCGCTGTATTTGCCTTCCACCCTTAGTTACTAAGCCACCGCTTTCACCACGATATACACCAGGGGAAAGTCTTTCTTTTGCCTTTTCACGAGGCATCTTGCTTAACGCTCCAGTTAATCCTTTGCCTTTCTGTGCCATGTTATTTTTCCTTTTTATAAGCTTTTTCTAGCGCTTCTCTCATTGAAGATGCTTGAACTAATTTACCTTTATCATCTCGATATAATCCCACGCCTTGTCTACCAACTTCACCTTTTTTTGGTCTAGCAATAGGAGTTGTAGTTTCTCCAGGTTGAGCGCTTGCTGGTACGTTACTCAAAAGCTCTTGAGCGCCTTTCATGTAATAATCATATTTATTTTGATTAATACGCTCATCCTTTAAAGCTTCATCCAATTTGCTTTTAACGCCATCAAGGGTAATTCCTTGCTGCTTGGCAAAGTGTTGCATATTAGCCCTAGCAACAGCAGGGTCATCTCCTGCATTACTAACGGCACCTTTTGCATACCAAGCCGCCAAATCAGAAGCTTTTTGACCGACAAAGCCGTAAGATGCGGCTAAAGCGTCTGCTGCTGGAACTGCTGCATTCCACGCGGTTGGTTGCTTTTCAGCTATTTTATCAATAGCCGACCATTTAAGAGTTGAACCATCTTTGCCAAAATCATATTTAGAGCCATCGGCTAGAGTGCCTTGAAATTTATCATCAAGAATACCGCCTTCTTTTAAAACTCCACGAATGTTGTCGCGCATAAATTGCGCTTTGCCTTTAGAACTTCCAGTCCATGAGCCAATAGCTCCAGCGGTTGCTCCAATAGCAGCTCCGACACCGGCTCCTATTGCTGTCCCAATTCCAGGTACAAGAGAGCCTACCCCTGCCCCAATGGCAGCTCCAGAAGATGCTCCACCTAATGCTCCAGCTTTAGTGCGTTGAGAGCCGGCAGCCATATTGCTCATGGCCTCTGCTGTTTTGTATCCAGTATAAGCGCCGGTTGCAATGTTTAATCCTGGAACTAGATTAGCGCCAAGATCGGCTCCCGCTGCGGTAGCAAGATTGGCTGCGCCTGAAACTCCAGATAAACCAGCTCCTACTTTATCTCCAGATTGATAGCTTTTATATGCGCCATAAAGTTGAGCTATTGCAAGCCCGCCTTGAGCAACTTGTCCCCAATTAATTGATTCCATAAATCCTGGATCGTTTAGAGCTTCAACCGGAGCTTGTTGTGGCCCAATTGGGGTATCTATAGTAGCTGTCTTACCGCTCAACTCAACTACTGAACCAGAACCATCAACTGTAGTAGTTGGAGGAGGTACGGCTCGATTAACGCCAATAGTTCCACTTTCTGCAAATTTACCAGTTGGACTAACAACATTAGTCGGTGCTGAAGGTTTATTTAATTGATCCAATAAATACTTTCCACCTACTGCGCCAACTAAGGCCCCGCCTACTTGAGCATAACCTGCCTGCTCTTGAGCCTTTGCGTTTTCTTCCTCTAGCTCACCTCTTGTTTTAGGGGAACCAAAGCGATCAGTTACCATCTGATAAGCTTGAGCGCCTGGGACTCTCTGCGAGCGTAACCATGCGTAGTATGCTTGCGGGTCTTTTGATACGATATCTGGCTCTTGCATTATATCCATGTCCCAAATGCGGCTACTCCACTTCTAGCAAACTGAAGAGGCCGATACTCTCCAGCAGCGTAAATAACTTGCCCTGCTTTTGTTCTGCTAAACTCTTCATGAAGTTGATTTGTAAACAATGGCTCAACTCCATCAAGCTGATGAATCCTAGCAAAGCGCTCTAAAATGCCTTGCTCTAGTAACTTTTCATGAAAAATGCTTGTGTCTGTATCGGCTAAGAATGAGCTATAAATGCCGTTGTAATAAGTCCATGTGACGCCACCATCTGATACACTTCCGCTTGTATGCGTTGGCGCTGTGGCCCCTGTCGTGCCTCCGGCTGTGGTCTGATAGAAGTTGCCGTTATTAGAACAGTAAGAGTTGGCAGCAAAAAGCGTTGAAGTAGTCCATGCTTTAGGTACTACGCTACGATCTGCAATGTACTCAAATATCAATACCTGTCCGGCGTTGGATGCCGATGGAGTTGGGCTAATTACCAATTCATTATTGGATAAGCCACGAATTTGAAAGCGCTGATAAATTGTAGGCATTAGGCCATAGCCTTGAATTTGCGCCCAATCTTGTTCGGATATTGGCCCTAGTACTCTCCACCGAGTGCTTTGATTCCAAAAGGTATCATATTGATAATGAGAAAAAGCCGCTGGCAGTGCATAACTTGCCTGACCTGCTACCAGCGTTATTGAACCTGAAGCGTAACATTTAGGCCACGGATACGCCTCAAATATGTCACGGTTAATACGTTGAGCTATAGCAAGCAGTTGTTTAGTGGTGGTTTCTGTTGAGGTAAATATATTAGACTCAACAGTATATCCCGCCTCTGCCGCTACATTCTGTATTACCGTGGCTATGCTCATACTTTTCTAGGTCTACCTCGTCGCTTAGGCTCATCATCCTCGAGTAGCTCTTCCTCGGCCTCAGTAGATTGGATCACCTCCCTTCTTTGCGAGCGCAAGTCGATACCCTCATTGGCCTCGACACGTTGAAGAAGCAACTCTAGTTTGTGTTCTAGTTTAGCTGTTCTGTCTTGCTCTCGCTCCAGAAGGGTCTTTAATTTAGCCACTTCATTCTGACTAGAATTAGCTGAATCAAGCCATTCTTTAGCCAGTTTAGCGAATCTTGATAGAGTACCTAGTTTACGTTTTGCTTCGTCTGAAGCATTAGCTAGCTGCTCTACCGTTCTAAATCCAAGGTATTGAAGTTCTCTCATTCCTGAACCAGTCATCATCGGCCACTCAGCCAATGGGGTACCTTCTGTTACAGGCTCACTACCAGCTTTAAACCGAGCGTATAGCTCAGCATATTCCTGCATGTCCTGAGCTTCAATGCGTCTAACTGTCTCATCACCACCCGGGAACTGGATGCTAATAGACGGAATCTCATCAAATATAGGACGTCCAGCCTGTAAAGATTTTTCTTCGTTTTCGTTGTAAGCATTGAAAAAGCGAACATTAGCGCCAGCATAGCGCTTTTTCTGTGGAGCTGTTCCGCTTATTATGCTGTTCCAATCAATCTGTGCCATAAGTATTTTCTCCTAAATAGGCATAATGCCTATCCAGTTATAACACTATGCTTCTATAACGACCAACGTATTGATAGGGCTACCAGAAGTCTGGTACGCCGTTATCGCTCCCGCTGGCACAAAACCTTCTGTAAAACGTAATATATTCAATCCAGCAGTGCTTTTTAATACAAAACACTTGTTAGTTGCGGTAGGTACAATGCCGGTTAATGCCTGACCTTCTAGGCCAATCGCTATGTCAGCAGCAGAATTGTTCTGTATAATAAGGCATTTTCTAAATCCGTTAGCAGCCAATACTGTAGTGCTTGATGCCGTATTAATTGTGGGGGTAGTTGTAACTGTGTTACCTGCGTATGCGGTCATAAATCACCTAATAAATTGGGGGGGATTGCTCCCCCCTTAAAACTATGTAGCTTTTGTAAACTTCAAGTAGAAGAAAGACGTTCCGTTACTAACTACAACAAAGCAGTTAGTATCGGCATCGTTATCTTTTACAATACCTACAAAACCAGATCCTACCGTAGCTGGCGCACCAAAAGAGGTGGTCAACTCGGCAGCCGTTGGCGTTGTGTCGTTTACGTTGTTAATAGCTTGCTTGGTACGAACACCAGCAGCAGTTGCATTTACAATGGAAGGTTGAACTCCGTCGCAAATCTGAACTGCGTGCTGAGGAGGCATCCCCAAACCAATTAAATCAGTTACTAATGGCATAAATCCTCATTAAAAAAGGGGGTATTGCTACCCCCCAGTTAGGTTAGTTCACCTTCAAGTGTCCTACAGAGAACAACTCTACAGCGGCTGCGCCTGTATTAGTTGTGAGTCCTACAACGTAAGAAATCTTAGTTGTAGAAGCGTCATCAGCTACACCAGCGGTTGCAGTTGTGAACAAGTTAGCCTTAGCAGCGTAAGACGCAGCTAGTTTGCCTCTAATTCCCTTACCTGCTCCACCACCAACTAAACCACCAACCCAGACCCAAAGATACTCATTATCAAGAGCAGCTACCTGAGCTACTCCAACCATGAGTCCCTGAGATCCAGCGTTTGTAGTTGTTAGCATTGCAGCCTGACCATCAGCTTCGATTTTAACGAAACCGTACTGGTCAATAGCTCCATCAGCCTGAACAAATACAAAGTCACCTTCTGGAAGCGACCCAACAGTAGCAAGAGCTACAGGAGTTGGCAGCGTATCCGTTGTAAAGGTTTTCTTGTAATTAACACCAAATGATCCTACTTTTGACATACTCTATTCCTCCTTTATTAAGCGTAAATAACACCCTGGAGAACCGGAGCTGAGCAGCAGAGGTTTCCTTCAACAATAATAACTGTGAAGAAAGCATCCTGGTCAATCGGTCGATCCATAGTTGGAGCTAGTGGTTTAAAGTCAGCGCCACGGATGAGGTCAAACGTCATGTAATCTGTGTTAAGCAGACGACAAGAGTTGGTCTCAAGAACGCTAGAACCGTATCCACCATCAAATACGAAATCTACACCGTCATAAGCTAGTGTCCGGAAACCAGCTACAGCCTTCTTTGTAGGAAGCTGAATACGCTGAATTGCCGTTAGTGAGCTATGAAGAAACTTCCAAGCGGTACGATCCATAAGACCAAGATCCGGTGCCTCACTGCCACGAGTTAAGCGGCTGATTACATCGGTTATAGTCTCCTGAACGTTTGACGCTGAAAGCGTTACGTTTGTAGCGTAGTTTCGTGCCCATGAGTTATTGGTACGATCAATACCGCCGTAAGTACCAGATGAAGGTGATGTCGAAACTACCTTCTTGATACCGTCAAACTCAAGGCCGCCAAAACCAGTTCCATCTCCACGAAGAGAGGTTGAAACAGTATTCTTTAAGCGCTTGATTGCAGCGTCCATCTTCTCCTCAGCAAGATCCAACATCTTGGCCTCGCCTCGGTTAGCACGTCTTTCACGTCCGTTCATAGCAACAGGCTCATAGCACTGCTTGATCTGGAAACGGAATGCGGTTAGGTCATCAATAGATGCCAAGTCAAAAGACTGGTATCCCTGGTAGAATCCTCCAACAGCAGCGTCATTATACATGACGGGCTTACGGAGTTCATATCCACCTTCTACTTTCTTTACACGACCCTTCTCGTCCAATACGGAAGTAAGCGGATTGTGATGTAACACAAGATCCGCTATCTCATCCGATTGATCCCAGAGGGTAGTTACTAATGCTTCTTCAATATTAGCCATTTTAGTTATCCCTATACGTTACGGGATAACCGATTGGCTACTCCCCTTTGAAGCGCCTTTCGAGGTTATCCCTCAATGAGTTTGCTTTCAGCCTGGGAGTTCCACTTCCTGCGGAGCCAGATATAGATTTAGCAGCTTGTTTGGCTTTTTGTGTAATTGCCTGCTGCTGTTGCACTACCGGCCCTGTGGTCATCTTTTGAACGAGACCGGAGAAGGTCGGATTGCCGTTTACGACATAATTATAAGCAGTCTCTAGCACTTGTTCTGCCGAGCTATACCGCCCAGTGGAGTTTAGCGCTTGGACTACGGGAGCCATTTCAGCCTCTAACTGCGATGCTGTTTCTGGATCCTTGAATAACGGTTTGTTATTCATAAACAATTCTACAACACGCTGATTATACATATCAAGAGCCTTTTTTTCCTGCTCTTGTGCAAGACTTTCATATTTCTCAGCGGCTATAGCTTCAGCCTGTTCTCTGGTTAAATAATTTTGCTGTTGTGGTTGAGCTGGTTGATATTGCTGATTAGCAAGGTCATTTAAAGTGATACCGTACGAATCCAGCCATTCCATAGCTGTATTGATAGGGTCATTTTTCATTGCCTTATCCCAAGCAATCGACCTAGTAGCTATATCGCCCAAGCTAATTCCATCTTTGGCATATTCATGCTCATACTTAGAAATAACATCATAAACCGCAGAAGTTTGCTGTTTGAGCTGATTAACTTCCTGCATCTTTCGGTCATACTGAGTTCTTGTCTCGTACGCCCTACGGTTTAAATACTGCTGCAATACATGAGCATTTGCCGTTGTTGGGTTAAGAAAAGCCTCTCTTTCCGCAACATTCATATCAGCAGGTGGAGCTAGCAAAGGTTTTTCAACCTGAGTTGACTCTACTTGAACGGAAGTTTCTTCTTGAGCAGGTTCTTCTTTTTGTCTAGTAGGTGTATCATCTTCTGACTCACCTGCGTTACTTCTCAACTCTTGTTTTAATTTTGCCCTAATGGATAACTCAGCCGGTTCTCTATCAGCAACTACTTCGGTTGATTCTACGTCTTGCAAATTATCTTCCATTATTTAACCTCTCTATAACTGCTCGTTTCATTTGACTGACAAGCTTCTGAGTGGAGTGATTTGTTTCCTTTTCAGGTACATATCCTCTATCATAAGCATCGCCAACCTCGACAGCTCCAGCAGCCCGATAAGCCGCTCTAAGCTTTGATTTACTTGTATATACTTCTTTCGGATTTAGTGGATTCCTAGTCGGTTCCATTTCGTCTTGAATAAACAAGTCGCGAGCATTTGACTGCACTCGGCGTTGAACTTGTTCTATTGGGACTACTTTATCTACTACAGGGCAATATTGAAACAATTTATATTTTTGAGTCATTTAATCATCCATTAGCATAAACAACATTAAAAATCTTGTTTGTTTTGCTTTTTCTTCTGCTTTTAAATTCTTTTGTTCTAGCGCTTCTTCTATTGCTCTTTTTGCCGCAAATGCTTCTTCTTTTCTACCTGCTAAAATTTGAGCAGCTAAATACTCTTCTAGTAACTCTTCTTCGGTCTTACGTTTACGCCGTTTTTTTAACCCCCTATTAAGAATATCGGATGTATCGACTTGCGTCTTGGCTTGAATAAAGCCGTTTGGCAAGCCGTACATTAAATGCAAATAATTTTGAAAGCCTCCATTAGTCACTATTTATACCGATAATTGGCTCTGCCGTTGGATCCGTTGTTACAGTTCTAGTACCCAATACAGTCGTATCGTCGCTCTTTGTTACTGTTAATGTAGCTCCAGATACCTGAGTATTATGCACTCCTTGAGCAATCATACCATAAAGCGATTTAACACCTAACGCATCTCCATCGCTAGAAGCCTCTACATTAGACGTAGCCCGACGAAGAACAATATCGGCTATCCGTACAATATCCGCTTCCGTAAGAACCTGATTGCCTAGTATATAACCAGCTTCTCCTGCGCTGTAGCTTCCTGGTAGTGCGGTACTCCAAGGATCTCCGGCTGATGCGGCAGAGTTTAGTTTATTGCCCATAGTGCCAGCATCATTGTACTCAGCAGACAGGGCTTGCCATACAGCAGCAGCAAGGCTTTGCGGAGACAATTCAGTAAACGGTGTAATGTGACCTTCTAGGTTTCCAGTAGCTCTAGGAGTTGCGGCTGCACTAAATTGAATAAAGGTATTAGCAACAGCATCGATAATAGCGCCTAGCGTTGCGTTATTAACGGTAAAGCTAAAACTAGTGTTACCAATAGCGTTAGCCGCAATAAGGGCAGTACCATCTAGTGTAAATGTAATTGAAGTACTACCAACCGCAGAAACTATAAGCTCTAGCAGCGCATCATTTACTGTTACTGTTACGGTTGTAGCAGCAGAAAGATTACGACCATCAGCAAGATTTAAGTCGCCTGGTGTAAAACGAAACACGCAGTTGGTAAAAGACGACATGGCACCTGCCTTAAATGGCAAGCACCAAGACGAAGGCGCAAGATGACCATAAGGTATTCCAGCGGTTTTATCTGAAATGCCTTCACCGCAGGATTGATTCCTAAGTTCTGTTCTGCCCCACATTTGCCGCAAATTTCCAGGAGTGCCACCGATGTAGCGTATTGGATTAAACGACAATAATGAGGAGTTAAATGTTAGCCCCATGCAAAGTCTACTGAACCGTAAAAGTTAGTGTTCGCTGCTGTATTAGCTCCAGCAAAGTACAGCCAAACCAGACAAGCTCCGTCCATAATTCTTGGCATAGAAGGAAGCTGATTTACCAGGTCACGCTCTGCCGCAACACCAGCCGTAGTTAGTGGCAAGGTAAGAAGCGGACGACCTAAGCAAAGAGCGCCAGTGCCAGTATTAGCTGCGGAGAAAGTTACAGACGCTACGTTTTGCACACCGGAATCTCCTGATGCTAGTGGCAGAAACGGACCGTAGTTGTTAGCTGCCGTACCTGAATGAGATATATGACCAGCAAGAGTTGATGCCGTCATTGATACCGTTACAGGCAACGCATTTCCACCAGTGCCACCTTGGTCTGTGTATGATAAGGATATGTTTTGAGCTGTCGCTCCATTAGTAGCAGTTTGAACCCAAAACAGTCTACAACCAGCGCCGTTTGCATAACGAAGCGTAGGAGTTCCGGTAAGCGTTTGAGCTGTCGCGCTGTTGTTAGTAATACCAGGCCAATAACCTTGCAGGTCTATTAGCATAAGTTGAGATGGAACTGCTGTTGCTACAGCGCTTATGGCCGATACGTTAATGCCATGCTTGGTATCAGGACTTACGTTACCACTGTGAGGCAGTCCAAAAATCTGTGTTCCGTTACCGGTAGATTCGTCACAAGTAGTCCAAGCAAGTGATGTACCAGCAAAAGCATTGGC